GGAAGATAAGTTTATAATAGTTTCCCACTCTTATGATTTCTTTTTTTGTTTTTTCTGTTGTCTCTTTGTTCCATTTTTGATTTTCATTCTTTAATCCTCGGTTTCTGGTCTTCACTCATTCCTCTCTCCGGCCCATTCCTGACAGATCGCTCTGCTTTCCTGTCTTGCTGCCATCCTCCTTGTCTGTTCGTGTCTCTCTCTGTTTTGTTTTTTGTTTCTCGCTTTTCTGTCGGCCCGCCATGGAGAACGAGAGGCGGGGATTCGGAGGGTGTGTGTTTTTTTCAGTGGGTTATTTTTGATTTTTTTATCGACTTTTTTGAATGTTGCTTGTCTTGGTGGTTATTTTATTTGAGCCCTTCTGATGAAGTTAGACATTAAATTGAGTATCATTGTTAATTGGTCATTCATGATTTTGTCACCAGGTATGTGACCGCCAACATCAACCCCGTCGTGTGTCACCTTGAATGATTCTTTTGCTGGTTTTATGTTGGGTGGTCTCAGCTTTACACATTTATTGTTGCCGAGATAATAATGAATTATTCGGAGTGAGTCCCTCATGATAGACTCACGTGATTTGAAATTTGTCAGGTCCAGAAAATTTCGTGCAGTATCAAGTGGTTGTTCTGCCAGGACGGGGATCTGCATAATTTTTCCTAATTTGTTTCTCCACCAAAATATCCCAATTGTAGTTGTTGTTTTCATCATTGTAAACAAACTATGTGGTGTCAAATCATACTGGTATGATAGGCATCCAATCCAATAACAAAATAGGTGATATGTGTTCACAATTTTAAATCTTTGAAATCCTGATGACCCGTGTGAGAAAGAAGGATTGACATTTAAATTGTTGTATTGTTTACTGATGTATGTTATTATACATAGGTTCCCAAACTCTTTTGGAGTGAATGTTAATTCTATAAATGTCTTTATGTAGAGTCCACTTTTTTGGTTCAGATTTGACAGAGAACCATTATTAAATCTTGGGCTGATATCATACATTAGCAGATCATCTACTCTTTTTATCACGTCATCGGGAATTTTTTCTGTTTTTTCATCGAATTTTAACATGGTAAACCACCCATTAACTATTTCCATCATTTGTTGGCTCGTCATTGGAGAATGGTCCCTGGCTTTGCTATACAGTGTTAGGTATAGTTCTCCGTTGTTATGATTGGAATACATAGGTCTAAACAGATTGACATTTGAGTAAAAGTTTCTTGCCACTTCCACTATGTCATAGATTTCTCTGCTATTTTTCACCATTACTTTTACTATTATGATAGTCTTTTCCCCAACTGCAGAATGGATTGATGTTAAGAGTTTTTTCACATAGATCACCTTCATTTCCCTGATACTGTCACTTTCAGCATCTACACAACAGAGTGTCAGATTCTTAAAAAAGTGAAAGTGTCTAGTTTTAATCATTTCCCAGAATTCAGGTTGTAGAATGTCAGATGGAGTCTCCCATATTTCTCTGTAGTTGACCATACGCGTCTTGAGACTTGTCAGCTTCAACATGGCTCCAGGTATATACGATGGTAATATTTGTTCCTCTGCGTTGGTGAGGTCAAGCAGTGTTTGTGTGAAAAAGTGACTTTCGGGGTACATATCGGCAAAGAGCTTCGTGAGTCCACCAGATCCATCTCCAAGAAAAGCTCCACTGATAGTCTCATCACCTGTGTTTTGAACTATTGATAGTAGACCCCACAGTTTATATGCTGCAGTGGTGTTTCTTGCTATGTGTCTATACATGCTCTTAAAGTGATGTATCTTAAAATAGGCTTCACTGTTTTTGAGTCCTCCGGCCATGATCAAGCTGTTGATTGCAGGGTTCATTTTGGCATTCTCTATCATGGGGATGGAGAATAACAGGGAGTTCTTGTTTGGTAAAATCCACGTTCCTGACATTAAATCCTTGGGGAATCTTTTTACTGTCATTATCGATTTCTCTATGGAAGGCCTATGCTCATAATTTTCTGGAACAGTGAGAGATTTGTTTACCGTCTCAATATCCATTCTTAAGTGATTCACCACTTTTCTAACAATAATTTTCTTAGGCGACTCGAGGACAAATCTCTTTATGGTGAGATTTTTGCTTCCTTGTTTTCTTGTCTTCACTCCTCTATGTACAGGTATATTAAGTAACCTGCTAAAAGCATCTATTACTGTATTCCTATCAAAGTATCCAAAGTCGTCTGTTGTTATGTTTAAAGTGATTAGTACAATTAAATCAAACATGTTTTGGCCTCTTTCCTTCCATTGAAAGTACTTGACCAGTAACTGTCCTACAAGTCCCACTAACGTAATAGGCTGATTTTCCAGTGTAAACAAATGTTTTAAGCATATTTGTGTTGGGAATGTCCCATTGTCTATAATCTCTGTTGTGAATATCTCTATGAAATGGTTGACCATTTCTCCGATGCCATTTGATATATCACTTTTTGAGTATGGACTGGATTGTGGGGTAATTACCAACATATTATCTACAACTAGAGCTGACACTAAATCTGGATTATGATAAATTCCTTCAAACAGCTTGCTTATTGAATTCGAGTTGTTAGTCAGTCTGTTCAACAAATATATTTTCCTTTCATCACATAACATTCCACACATCTTTTGTGGATTTATCACTGTTTCTTTAACGATAGATAACCAGCACCACCAACTGATTAAATTCGGTATGTATTGTCGATTGAGAAAAAGTGAATTCATACTTATCTTCAGTGTCTCTGCCTTTGATCCCTTCACACACATCATCGATAGATAACAGTTAATGACGTTTATTCCACTCACTGTTGTAAAGAATCCATCAATTAGAAAATTTATACTTTTGTCATCCTCAGTCTCCCTCATTATCAAATTTGGTTTAGCAGGTTTACTAAGTTCTAAATCAATTGAAGATCTGATAAAGTCAAATCGCTCCATTCCTATCTCCAATTTAACCTCTTCGGGTATTTCTTCTGTTATGTCAACGGGAGACTCGTCCAAGGGTATCATACAATCCATACATGACTCATGGTAGTGAAAAACTCGCGGGTGTTTTTCATTAGATCTGAAGATGTTCACTGCCTGAAATAATCCCAAAAGGTATGATGCTTGATAATGGAGATTTACATTTATTCCACCCCTTGCGTATTTTTGCATTGTATCGGAAGACATATAAATATGTGTCAACACCATTAACAGAGTATTTGGGTGACCTCCATGCTTTAACCTAGCGTCTCTATATCGATGTCCAACAGATGAGGAAGTGCTCATATTTGCAGGAAACAATATTTTTTCTGAGTTTTCAACTACCTGAGCAATAATATATTTAATTAATGCTGATAAATTTGATGTCTCAGTTGCAACCCAGCCTCTTATTTTGTCTAATACTAATGCAGACTGAAACCACTTATCCATAGACACAAGCTTCAACTTTTCATTCAATGCTCGTGTCGGTTCTTCGGTTTCTGATCCAAAGTATGGATAAACTGTACCAACTGTTGTAAAGATTGCCAGTGGATTTATCTTTTCTTCAATCCTAAAGAAAAGAAAATCATTCCTCTCCTCTGGCTGCAATTCCTCACATCGTGAACAATATCCATTAACGACCTCATACATCTTTAGGTGTTCAAGTGGATGTGCAACTGTTACTCCCTCAATGTCCCTCCGCTGCCATGACATTTGCCTCATTGACTCAGCCAGTCTTGTTGCACATACTGTATTCCAATTTACTGTTCTTCTGTTTATTGAAGCGTAACATGTTGATGCAAAGTGGACAATAGTGTTCCTGTCTGCAGTTTGTAATTTTTTGAGAAAGATGTTCCCTTCTATAGAGGTTGCCATTGATATTATTGTGCTTGTCTTTTTAAACTTATTTACTACTTTTGATGCAATTCCAATTATTGTTGCATCAATGATGTCTGAGCAGAGCCTAGGATGGAGAGGTGTCATTTTGCTAAGATAGGTAACCAGGTGATCTGTTCTTGAGTTTGATATGGAGAAGATTTTCTTAAACAATTCAGATTGAATCATAGATGAAGTTCCAAGGAATCTTAAGGTGGTACTTCTTATGATGATGTCTTGTTGCATCGGTCTGACCAAGTTCAGTGATGTTGGATTTTGAAATAACATTAACAGGTCGATCTCTGGCTCAAATGGTTGATCGATTATATTTTCTATTGTTAGTGCCAATTCTTCCCATATCAATTCTGACAGTAGAAGTTTCTTTAACCATACTAGAGTTTCTGTCACAGGATCAGGAAATCCGCGCATTATATATGATAATGGTGTGTTAACAGGGAACCCTCCTAATGATGTTGGAGTGATGATCATCATTACACAAATGGTGATCAAGCTCATATTAGGATACTGAGCAAGGTGTTGGCTGATGTTAACTTCTCTTTGTCTTTTGAATCCTACCTTGTATTTAAACCTTCTATTCTTAAACAGGGAGAAAATTTGTTCTCCTGTCAAGAAGCTTTTCTGGAGATAACTTGTGGTTAGCAATAATCCTTGCATGATATATAAGCACCAACTAACTTCAAAGGTGATATCTAATCCAGTGCTGGAAATTCCTGCTGATGCTATAGTTGAAAGACATGATTCCAAGCTGGGAAATGTATCGACACTCATTGGAAACATTCTACACAGTCTTTTAAGTGATGTAGACAATTGTACTCCGTTTTTTCTCATTTGTTTACCATAAATCATAAAGCTATGAGAGAACCATGTCTCTTCCGACTTAATCAAGAGGTTTAATCCTGCTAAGAAATTCTTCATCTTATACCTCCATAAGGACAGTCTTTCTTGATTCCTGAAGTTTAATGTCATTCTTCCCCCTTCCCCTTCTGTAAAAGCACTGATCGGATACGTAAACCTTGTCAATAAATTGTCCCCTTGAATTAATTCTTCAAAAGACACACGTAATTCATCTTTGATGTAATGTGTTGCTGCAGTTGTTTTAATTGTCCATAATTTTTGAGCCAACCCTTCAGGCAGTGTCTTTAACAATAATGCTGCACCTAGACCTGGTACTAAGTTCCCATCCTTTACATCAATTGGTACAGAGTTATCTGCGAGATATGATGTACATAGTTGGGGATAATTATGTGTGGTATTGTATAAACCTGGTATACCAATTAATCCATCTATATCCTCTCCTATTGGATGCACTTCATCTCCTCTGTGCCTTGTACACCATTTATCAAAATCCTCACCCATCATTAGATATATGACTCCGATCTCACTCAGCATTCTCGATCCCATCTCAAACATTCTTTTCTCAATTGTCAGACCACTATCCACCATGGTTACAGATGGCATATAAGGGAGGATGTAGTCTGCGATAAAATGTTCTCTGATTGTTATTAACTGTCTAATATAATAGACCATCAGTCCAAAACACCGAGGTTCCGTCTTCAATTCTCTCTCCTTCGATTTGTATCCGATACACAACCACTCGTGATGAATATTTCCGGCACTTATCTCACTGATAATTGTCATTATATCGAGATTTGTGTCTTGAAGCCATCTTAAGATTGTTTGCTTTGTTCGTGCAGGAGGAGTCACTCTTTTCTTACATGCTGTGCATAAGTCTGGGAGGTCTGCTGAGCAGACTTTGTCATTGATTAACCTTACAAAATTTAACGAATCTACAGGGTCAAATGTTTTGTTAAACTTGAATGTAAGCCAATAATCCTCCTCATAATATGACTCCATCGTATTGGGAAGTCTACCTTGTCGATATGCTTGATAAACAGAATTCAATAATCCTGGATTGTCAAAACTGACATTCGGCCATTTATGTTTTTTCTTGAAATAATTGGTGATAAACAGTTTTCTCCATTTTATCTTCATCTTTCTTATATGATCGAGGTGGACTGGACGTATTGTTGCACACCTCGCAACAATTGACTGAAACCCTAATACATTATTTACATTCGGGTGTGAGAAGTGTCTGTATAAGCCAAATAGTTGGGAGATATATTGATAATTTTGTGATGTATTCCAAAGATCGATGATGTGATTAAAGAATTTTCTTGCAAGGGGAAACTCCCTACAGAGGTTTGTGACCTCATTATTGACATACTCTGGGAATATGTTTTCCTCAACACATATAGGGTTTGCCTCTGTTGTTAGGATTTTCATACATAAAGATTCAGTCCATTTAAGTATTTTATAACTTTCGTTTCCATAGAAGTTAAGCAGGTGATCTCCGTTTCTATAAAACTCTATTATGTCTTTTGGCTGAGGGTAGAGAATTCGACCTAAATCAGTGTTTGTTAGAGTTGCAATAAACAAGGTGTTACATCTCTCTGATATTGTATCTGTCCATGCATTAAAGTGATCCTTATCCAAACAAGTATATACTTTGTCAACAAAATCAGTGACAACCACTATCCCTTGATTCGTCAGGACTATTGATATTTCATCAAAAATGGTCACATCAAGGTAATTGTGATTTCTGAGAAACCTTGATCTAACTATGTTTAAGTTATAAAATTCACTATCACTCTCATAGGTGTGAGCGTTGGATCGAGAAAACCAGATACTAATTTGAGTTATCAACCAAAGCAGTTTCAGTGTGTACAAGTGACCTGTTTTCTCCCCTCTAACTTTCATTCTGCTGATGTCGACTTCTTCAGGAGTGAGCCCTAAGGAGTCAAACGTCAGCGCTGCCAGTCTCTGTCCGTACTCATCAATGACATCAAAGTTTGAGGTCTCCAGTTCATCGAACCATTGAGAGGTGTGATAGGCTTTTTCATTCCCGTCGAAAACTTGTAGCAGTTTCCCAAAAACTTTATGTGTGGGAGAAAATCTGATCGATGAGAGGTCGATGGGGAAAGCCTCATCCATAAAGACTTGTTGCCATTCTCTAAATTCATCTCTACCATTCCTTGTAGGTGGTTCTTTTCCTTGCTGTATTGACCTCTCGAGGGTGTCGAACAGTGCATTATTTAAATGTGTCGACTGGAATGTCATGTTCTACACCTATTTTTTTCAGTGATTGTGTTCTTGAGGGTGCTGAGTAATGGTTGGTGATAATTTGATTGTTGTGCATGTGATCATACTCTCTCACCGGCTGCCCAACGGGCTGCATTGGTATATCGTTTAGGTGGTTCTCTTGTCGGAGATTGGATGTAGTCTCCTCTCCCATCTGTTGATCTCATCCTTTGAAGGCCCATATCATTATTTCGTCCTTTATTGGTTGCTAGGCTCTTGAACACTCCTATGATACTGAAACAAATCTTTAACTTTATACAGCAAAAAATAACTCCAATCATGGGTATTACAAACCCGATTGCAATGCCGAATATTGATGCCCAACCGCCAGCACTTCTGATCCACCTGTCCCAGTTTGACTCCTCTGTCGAGGATTTCCCCGACTGATCCAATTCTTTTTGACCCATAATTGATCCAGTTTCACTAAGGAAAGATAATTGATCTGTTATTTCTTTAAACCTTGTGTTTAGCGAATCATACAGATTTGATACAACCATCCCTGATTTCAAATCAGGCCTGAGTGTTAGCTTAGGTATCTTGATGTTCATACCTTGTTGCTTCCAGGGATTAGCTATAAGTCTGTCCTCGTCAATGTCGTACGCAGCTGCACCGTTTAGATTTAACAGTCTAGGTGATCTATCAGTTTTTCTTTCACTCGTTGTTGTGAACTGGGTGAACACAGGGTCTAGGAACCCCAACTCTCCAGACATTAATTGTATTGGGATAAACTTCGATTGAGGATCTGTACTATTATGCTCTGGTCTCAGTATCTTATAACTCTTTGTGGAGTAACATTGATGTATCCCTACTGCAGTCTCACCCAGAGAGAGTGCCATGTCAAATCGCTCTAATAGTATGATTCCTGCCATCTTGGGATTTACTTGACGCATTGCATAAGCTGTTGCTATTTTGGTATTTAAAAGAAGACATCTGTCGACCATCTGTTCTCTTATTATATCTTTTCCGAATTCTATCAATATATTGGTTGCATACTGTGTTATACTTGATGAATCTGCTGGTGACTCTATTTTTTCATTCTCATCTAAAACAGAAGAACCTACTGTTGAGTCTATTTTCTTTGCTATATCAACCAGCAGATCATTGAAGTTTGTATTATTTGATTGTACAAAAGTTACCACTGTTCCTTGAACGCTTGTGGCTGTAGGCTTACCCCACAACTTAGTGCATGCTTTCATCCATGAATCTGTTTCTACGGTGATGGATAACGTTATCTCAGGACAATTGAGTGTCCAGGGAAAGGAGAAGTTCTGTCCGGTAGTAATATCGCATGGCGTATGAGCGTATTCTATTCTGTGGCAACCTATCATAGGGTCAGTGAAGGGATGCCAAAGGATTGTTCCACCACCTAGTGTTGAACATGCTCCGTCGGTCGTTGCACATTCTTTTGTTGTTGGTGTTATGGAGATCATCTTCTGTGTAATTCGATCAAACGATACATTTGTCATTTTAATTATATTCAACTCAGATTCCTTGGATTTAGATTGCATCCATCCACAATCTGATTCAGCCAGATCCCCCTTTTGACATTGTTTAACTGACAATAAGTCTTTCTCACATGTCTTCACCAATCCAGAACATTTGTCACGACCCACAGTGACATCATAGAGTCGTTGATAGCGATATTGAGTTCCCCAAAAAGTTGTCTTACATTCACTATATCTCCCCTTTCCAAGACATGAGAATCCGGGTTTAGAAAGTGCCATTAGATCTTGAGAAGATAGACTGATCACTACAGGGAAAGTGTTATCCCCCTTATCTTTGTCTTGACGGAATTCAGAGCAATCTCTATACATTGGATAAGGTGCCCAGATCGAAGGTTCTGTGTTACATACGCTAATTTTAGGCTTGTAATCTGCAGATGAGAATGTAAATAGGTCATCTACAGATATTTTCGGTCCCGGCGATCTCTTCAACTTAGAGTAGTATAAGGGATTCGTCGGCAGCCCATACAACTCTAAAACAGAGACCAATAACGTCCAAACAATAATCATATCTGTTATAAACACAATTGTCGAAGAAATTGACTATCACTGTTGGTTTTGTTAGATAGTGCTGGGTAGAGATTTTTTGTCGGAGAGTTGGTTGGGTTTCGAATAACTACAACTGTTTCTCTTAATTGACAGTGTTCACCGCCTATTTTTTTCAGTGTGGGTCTCAAGCTTGTTGTTGTGTTTGTGGTGTCTTTTGTTGGTTCTTTCAGTGTTTTGGTTGTTGTTGTGTATTGGCTTATTAATGCTTTTCTGGAGGTCGGTGGACCTTGAGGGCCGTGCCAAAGTACTTCATGGTGCAGCTATACAAATTTGCAGTTACACATTGATCCCTGTGCTTTCAAAATCAATCTTCCTCCTGTGTCCGTTATGGAGTTCCATTTGATATTCCCATCATATCCTACAAGGCCTGTTAGTTTACAAGAACACTGATTTCCTAACTGAGTGACCTCCCATTCGCCTACCGGTTGCGGCTGATTAAATCCAAACCCTTTCATTCGGACAGGTCCAAATGGGTTGCATGCACACGATGACTCAAATAATGTGATATGGAGTTTTCCTTCAATCGCAACAGGAATACCTCGTCCTCTATGAAAGGTTTGTCTTCCACTGATATTCATGCACATACAGTAAGTGTCAGTCCAATGTGCAAACACGTTAAAGACAGGTTGATTTGAGTTGTGTATTCCGTCTCTGGTTATGCTAGGGAATCTATTGAAATGTCTGACATTTACATCCACAAGTCTTTTGGGTCTGCTCTTTATCTCCTTCATATCTATGATTGAAATGATCTTGTTTTTCATCGACTTTTTGTGGATATGTTTTATATTGTCCTGTTGCCAGTTTCGACGACTTACTTTCTCAATGTTAGACTCTAAGCTCTTACCTCCCATCTCTCCATTCCCTACCCCAACCTCAGTATAATCTTTTCCTACTGATCTACCCATTATGTCCACTATCTGTTCGTCATATTCGATCATCTCATCTGTCTTCGGTCTGGACAACGGATAGTCATTATGTACCCAGAAGTCAAACAGCTCTTTTTCATCCTTCCTTAACTCCTCACTTGATGGATTAAAATCTTTATAGAGATCTAATAATCTGATGTTATCACTCTCATCTTTTGTCTCCTCCCTATTCCAGGTTTTTGGATAATTCTGGTTGGTGATGTCTTGGTCCGTGGTCTGTTCTGGAGAGGTGTCGGATGAAAGCTGGGAACTTGTTGGGTTTTGCGAGATGTATTGTTCCCCAAGTGTTGTCTGCCCGTTTGGTGTTGTATTGTGTTGTGTAATGGGTGATATTGTTGGTGATGTCTGCTGTTCCTTGTTGGTTGTTGTCGATTGTGTGGTCGGTTGGTCAGTTCGGTCTTGTGGTGTTGACATCTCTGTAGATACTGTTCGGATTGTTGTTGTTATCCCCCTACATCTGTTGTACTCTTCAGTAGTTGGACAGTTAAAACAGTCCCATTGAAATCCATGTTCTGGGCACACTGTGTCTGTTCCTACTTCTTTCAACACAAGAAGAACTATTATTAAACTAAAATAAGTCATTTCTTTACATGAACAAGGTATTAGAAAGTGACTGATCTTAAAGCTATATATGGTGTTAACCACCTATTTTTTTCATTGTATAACTAATAATTATTATCATTGTTACTAGTTTTCTTAGAAATTAAGGTTCAATGGAATATTATTTGATAATGTTTGATTTTGTTCCCGCATTACTACAGTGATAGATGATTGTTAAGCAGATACTACCGTGTATTGTATTAACTATCCAGTTAAGCCCACATTGTCCATCAAGATATTTAGTCTCATTCGGTTCTTTCACCTATGAAGGCAGTGACTGTTTGCTCATCTTCTGTTAGTCCCCTAGACTGTTGTGATTTGGAGTCTCTCCCTACCATCCCCCGTAGTTTGTCACCTACTATTGCTGATGCTGCCAGAAGTGTATCTTTAATACCCTTGGTTGCCTTTTTGGTCTGTTCCTTATTATTAATTATTAATTCTCTTTCTTCAATGCATTTTTGTTCGTATGTCGGGTTAAGAAAGTTGACAACCTCTATTGCATTCCTCTCAGATATCAATAGTCCAATCTCTTCCGATGCCAAATCTCCTACCCCAATGGTCCCAAAAACAAACATATATCCACACCTTCCCAAATGATATGTTCCATGTTTTGTCTCGTTCTTAACCTTTATGGTTGTTTTTCCAATTACTCTGAGTGGGACAATACAGGTTCCTATAAAGTCGACGTACTGCTCAACACATCTTCCGTCATTAATATAATTTGGTCCGTAGGTTGTCTTAAATGTTCTCTCAAGAACCATCATCCAAGTGCAAATACTCATGTCATACCCTTTTACAAACGGCCATATTAAATCCTCTACTTCTTTCATGTAATCCCATTGTGAATCAGATTCGAGAACCCCTCTGGATTTTATGTTGATTGCTATCACTCCGTGTTGATATCCTATCTTGTGGAGATCTCTCAGATCTGTAGAAAAAGGGTGGTGGACCGATAATGGTACTGTTTCTGCAATTGATGATGTAGCCATTGGTTATGTGGGAGGTTGTTAATGATAGATGTCTAGTCGTCTCTGCTGTGATGTTTTATGCTGTTGTTTACAGCCTATTTTTTTCTGTGATTATAGTATAGTTCTTAAAACCTTATGTGAGAGACTCATTAACATTAATTGTGCGGGATTATTTTTGCTTATTGTTTTTTGGATTCTTCAATGTGGGATGCATTCATTGCCTCTATTACGTTCTCATATGCCTGATTAACCCCTTTAACTCCTGTACGTGTGTTAAGTATGGCCTTATAAAGTGAAGGATTCTTTGATGTTATAAACTTTTCAATATATCCTTCATCTTGATTAACCGCTCGACAAATGACCTTAAAAAAGGTAGTCATATCGATCTTTAATTCTTGGCTATAAAGGTTTGCAATCCAATCCTCCTTGAACATCCTTTCCAAGTAGTCAATTCTATAAAACTCAGAGTGGTCTGTTGTTGGTGTGTCATTGCTGAGTGTTGTTGGTGATTCTTTTTCCAGAGTCTGATAGATGTTGACCAGTCTCGCCGGCAGTTTGTTCATCTCCTCACTGTGCTCTGATATCTTTGTTGTGATTGTTTCAACAGATACCATTAATCTTTTTTCAAGAATCTTCATCAACTCCAAATTTGCCTCTGTTCTAAGGAAGAGATTACTTGCTCCCAGAACCGATAGACTCGAACTGACTGCTCCTAATAAATCATTAATGATTGTATAGGTTGTATCTTTTCCTGTCCTGTAATATCCTAGATGGCTGAGAAAAATATCAAGCTTTTTGGTCATATTTCTATACAGATTTTCTGCTATCACTTCATAATTATATGTTGAATCCATTGGTGAAATTCCCTTGATTAACGTTGATCCATATTCTTTTACATGATTGATGTCTGACAATAGGCCAAGAGGTATTGGTGTCATCTCCTCTTTATTGTAGTTTGGAGGTCCTGAGCTGGCATTCCCTATGTTTTTTGATCTGGGAGGTGGTACAGGAGTCGGGAGTATCTCATTTCCATCGTTATAAAATTTTATTGGTTGGATGGCATCCCTCTGTATTTGTTCCCTGCCTTCATCGGTTTCACTGTCGTCATCCCATTTTGGTTCCCTGTCTATATAAGATTCATTGATTGGATAAGCAATTGTCTCATCCAGATTGATTAAGTTCTGATTGTCTGTGTGTTTTGGGGTCTTAACCATCTTAAACTTGACACCCGCAGTGACCGGTGGTAGATCTTCAATGTTGGTTTTGTCTTGTTTTTGACTGTCGATATCCTCTATGAGCCCATGTTGGAAAGTATCATCTGTATCTTCATCATAAAAAGGAATAAATTCACCTGTGACTTTTCCATGTCCTCGCTTCTGAATCGAGCTGTTATCAGTGACTCCTTCACTCTTTTTCGTCACTTCAAACAGTCTCCCATTATCCTCCTGTAACTGTTTCTGGTGATCAACCTCCTCAGTTATTGATTTACTGTTTGCTTGCAGATCAGAGTTACTTGTATCTGTGTAGTGTCTTGTCTCTCGTAGTTGTTTATCTGTAAATGATGTGTCATCAGGGAGGTTTGTTTGTTCTCTGTCAAAATGGTCCTTTAGTCTGTCCTCTAGGTCGAAGATGCTGAGGAGGCCGGTAGTAACATCATAGACGATTTCATACTTTGTAACGATCTTGCGCATTTCAACTCGAGATATAAAAGGCAGGGTTATGTATATTTGTCTTAACACAGATTTATAAATCTTCATTCGAGCTTCATAATCGTAATCTTTGACATCATAAAAGGTCAGATCCTTGACAATCAGAGGTCCCCAAGAAGTAAGCTCAGGATGATGATGGATCAGTTCATTGTACATTTCAACAAGGGCATTAGTGGTATTGAAAATATGAGTATTAACCAACATTTTTCTCCCGTCACTGAGAGTGATTATTTTCTCGTCGAGTACAGTATATCCTATTGGTCTATCAGGGTTTTGTGTCACTTGTGGTATCTTAGCTGTTGGGATTTTTGGACCCTTTTGTTTATCCCCCTGTACTGTTGGCATTGGTGTAATGAGTTTCATAATTGCCTGTCCTTGGACTGACCCCTGATCTACTGGTCTATTCTTTTCCCTTTGCATGATGTTGAGCTTGGCCATTTCCTTTACAGTATTTTCAAAATCATTATCTACTGATGGCTGGGTATTCATTTCTTTTGTTGACTCTTGTAAGTCTTCTGGGGCAGTTATTCCTTGTGAGGCTGATGATATTTTTTCTGGAGTTCCAATTGAAATCTCATGTGATTTTGTGTGTTCAATGAGTGCAGGATGTGGGATTGCAGGAGATGGTACATATTCTGCTGATGAGCTATCATAGATTGTTGATGCAGCCATAATAGCTCTTGTTCTTTCTTTGTCCTCTTCCATTAATTGTCTCCGTCTTTCCGCGGTTCGGTTTCGGGGTAACGTACGACCCTCTGTCTGATCTGGATATGAGGTTGTAGGGTTTGATCCTATCATTGGAACTGTTACTTTTCCACCTGTTCCGATAAAATCGATTATTCCAGAGGAGGGCTGACTTGTCCCTCGTTCTCTTTCAGATTTCTTAGTATCTAGATCGATTGCCTCCATTGCGATTGGTATCCCTTCTTCTTGTCTTGTTGGTATGACTTTTCGTGCGCTTTGATGGTCTACTTGTGGCGGATGAAGGTCAAAAGCTTCCTTTGTCGGAAAATTTTGACTTTGTAGCAATGTTATGGGGGTTAAGCCTTTTGGATTGTTCAATTTTTCTATTAAACCTTCAGGGATTGGTTGGGGGTTTGTCTCTATGTCTTTGCTCGCCTTCTCTGCTTCGCTAGATCTGACTTTGAGATCCAGATCTCTCAGTTTGGAGGTTACTGCACTTAGCCTAGCTTGATGCATGTTCACCACCTATTTTTTTCTGTGTGTGCTGTCTTGCAGTGTGTCAGTGGATGTAGTTCTGTGTTGTCGTTGTGTTGTGTTGGGGTTGGTGACCTGCTAACATGTTGCGGAGAGGAAGTTAGTCTTTTTTCCCGAAAAACGCATCTGTAAGCTCGTCATCTGATGTGGGCGGATGTTGCCTCCTCGGTTGATTCACTTTCATTGATGGAAATGGAGTTGACATTGTCATACTATGACTAAACTTCTGTGCTTCCTGATTAGCTGACGCTTCTTGGACAAACTTCCCTGTTGGAACTTTCTGGTTAATGAGAATTATCCTTTCCATAATATGTCCTTTCAGAGTGGCAACTATCCAATCAAGATGCACCTTGTACCCCGGGGTTGGATCAGGGATTTTGAGATCACTCATTGTTGAATTGGTGTTGTCATCTATCATCACGTTCTTTAATACATATATTAAGTCCTTGTTGAGGGATGTGCTGAATTTTGAGAAGAACGTGTTATCAAAAAAACGTGAGAACACCCATAACTTATTTTGTTTGGGCAATTCGGTTTGTGCTTTGTTGTCTTCAGTGTTTGCTTGTGCCCATTGAACACCCCCACTGCTGGTGTCGACTGTTTCGTTCTCACAGAGGTCTATTATTGCCTCAATGCTATTCAAGAACATCGGAGTTTTGAGGTTCGTAATTAGTTCGATAATGGGTAAGTCCAGAGTGATCCCAACCTGCCCTAATAAATTCAATAATAAAAACCCTTCCAATTGTGCATTGAGTAGCATTGTAAACGTTGCATATCCATATAAGGACTTCCACTGTTCTCTCTGTAATTCTAAACCAACTCCTCCGTAGTATACATTGACTACTGAATATACAATCGTCTTTAGGATAGCCTCATTATTATTAAGTAAGAGTCCAATCTTGTACAATTGAGTGCCACTGAATTCTGGAAATTCTGGCATATCTCCCAATTTCAAGCCTGCTGTTATACTTGATCGTTTGATTGTATAAATTTCAATCAGTTTTCCCAGCTCTATGTCTTGCTTCCATTTTAGAGCTATCTTTACAAATATCCACATGTAAAGACCTATGAGTGCCGGAACATTTTTGATGTTGTAATCCAATATCGATCCAGTAAATGCCTGCCTTGCTTTATAGGCCTTTTCTATCCAATCGGTCTTGGGACCTTCCGCTTCTGCACTTGCATCAACTTCTTCTAACAGTTTTTTGAGACTATCAGATATAGCTGGTCGGGTTTCATCCTTTTTTCCCGGTCCCGTGTTGATTACTTGTTCTGTGTACAATTCTCCCATCTTTAATTCATCAGAAGATGAGTAGCGTGATAGGGGAAGAGAGCCTTCTTGTGGTGGTGCTGCTTGATGTGCAAGATAACATATCATCTTAGCCATTTTAGTATCAAAATTTCCTTCATAGACCTTATATATGAATGCTGAGAAGATATCCTCAGTCACTATTGGTGCCAAGCTTGGAACATGGAAAAAACGTAAAGCGTTGAAGGATGGTTTTCCTTTCCAGGGTGTTGTTACAGTATTCAAGCTGACTGAGGATATTTCTATAGGCCCTGTTTTGTCAAGTTTCCCAAGAGCCTCCTCATACCTGGTTGGTTCCCTCTTGGGGAGTGATTCACCTGTGGATTCTGCCATTTCTCGCTGTGTGTTCACAGCCTAGTTTTTTCATTTCTTGAATATCGGTAGTATCAGCATCCACAGAGAGGAAAGAGACTTTTCATAATTTCACA